GATTTTTATTTGGAACGTCAGGATAATCCGAATGATAAATCAAAGGAACGTATTGATGCTATAAAAAAGAAATATAAAAATGTTGAAATAATCACCTCTAGAGATGTACCATCTTTTATCAAAAAAAATGGAGGATATATTAGAGAATCTGTAAACGAAGCATTATTACTAGAAGGCGGGGCATATGGGCATATGAATCATCCATTTGATATTTCAATGAACCTTACATTTGGTGATTTGAAGAAAATTATCAATAACGCTTTAGATGGTAAATTAGGAGTAGTTAGAGAAAAAACCGATGGACAGGCGTTAGCAATCAGTTGGAAAAATGGTAGATTAATTGCCGCTCGTAACAAAGGGCACTTAGCAAATGGTGGAGCTAACGCTTTGGATATGAGTGCGTTGGCATCTAAATTCGGAGGAAGAGGTGCATTAAGTGATGCATATAACTTCGCAATGAAAGATTTATCAGCCGCTATTAGTGGATTGGGAGAGAAGGAAAGACAGAGTATATTTAAGGATGGTTCAGCGTTTTGTAACTTAGAGGTAATCTATCCACAAAATGCAAACGTAATCCCTTACGGACAATCTTTGTTAGTATTTCATAATGTAGTTGAATACGATGAGAAAGGTGTTGCAATTGGTGGTGTAAAAGGTGCTGAAAGTAAATTAGCATCTATGATTAAACAAACTAATGCACACATCCAATCCAAATATACATTACAAGGACCTCCAATTACACAACTTCCAAAAGATGAGAAGTTAAGTTCTCAAAAAGGAAAATTCAATGGAATGCTATCTAAACTACAAAGTGAGTTTGGATTAGGAGATAAAGATGGTATAGCTGAATATCATTTTGCTTGGTGGATGAAGTTTGTTAACAATTCTAAAAAGAATCTTTCTCAATTAGAAAAAGAAGGATTGGCAAGAAGATGGGCATTTGATAATAAATCATTTGGTATAAAATCAGTTGCAGATGAGGATGCTAGAAAATGGGCAGATGGTGTAGATAAAGATGCTAAAGATAAAATAATGAAAGGAAATATTCGTAAATTCGAAGATATATTCTTAGGAGTAGGTGCGGAGGTTCTTTCGTTTATGAGTTCGGTATTAACTGCGCAGCCAGATAAAGCATTACAATCAATTAAAGCATCATTAGAATCATCTATATCAGATATTAGAAATGGTGGTAGTGAAGCCCAAATAAAGAGATTAGAGAAAGAACTACAAAGATTAAACGCTATTGGTGGGTTTGATAAGTTAGTTCCAAACGAAGGATTGGTATTTTTCTACAAAGGAAATACCTATAAGTTAACGGGTACATTCGCTCCGTTAAATCAAATTTTAGGAATTTTTAAGTTTGGAAGATAAATTGTATATATATGTATATATAATAAGTTATAAATAAATAAAATATGGCAAAGAGAAAAAGCTTTGAACAAAAAAATAATTACATTCACCCTAGTCGTAAGTTAATCATCGATACGGTATTTGGTAGAGAAGATACTACACAAAAGGTGCATGGTTATGAAGGTGAAGTTGAAACTGATAAAGAAGTTGGTGAAATTTGGACTGATAAAGAAGGAAAGACTTGGGAACAAAAAGATGGATACAAAATATCAGTTTCCCAAATGGATGATGTTAGAAAGTATTTAGAAAAATTAAATACTTGTCAAACCGAAGATTGTAATACTATAAAATATAGTAATGCAGATAAAAAGTTAATTCGTAAGACTGGAAAATGTGCTACATGCTTAGCAAAAGAAGAAAGTGTGTTAAGAGCAGATGGTACATATCCATTTTATGAAGATTATAAAATAACAAACAATCAGTTATCATATGTTATTGATTTGAAAGCTCAATTCGAAGAAGGATTGAGAGGAGTATCTCAAACATTAGAATTTATTAATGAGGATGGTACTATTCAAAAATGGCATTATGATATTGATATTGATAAAGTAAAGGAAGATTTACAAAAAGATATAGATGGTGCAACCGAAGCAATTGAAGCTCTGTTGGAGAGGAAAGCAGCATTAGAAGATAAGTTACGAGAATTAAACCATTCAGAGCTTATAAAAAATTAAAAATTATGAAAAAATTATTGAATTTTAAAAACATTGCTATCGCAGCATTGATTATTTATGTATTATTACAATGGTTCAACCCAGGCGGAGTTATGCCAGGTGGAAGAACTATTAGAATCGATGGTAAAAAATATGAAGTTATCAAACACACAATTGATACCGTTGATATCGTAAAAACGAAAGTAGTAACTAAAAAAGGTGAAGATATCTATCACGAAACAATTGTTGAAAAAGAAGTAATGATTCCAACGGTAATTGATACAGCGGCATTGTTAAAAGATTATTATTCAAAAGTATTATACAAAGATGTATTGGTATTACCTGATTCATTAGGAACAGTTGCGGTAACCGATACAATCTCACAAAACAAAATCTTAGGTAGAACTTTTAACGCTAGTGTTAAGCAAAGAATTATAAAAGAAACTACTATTGTTAAAGAACCCGCTAAAACTCAATTATACTATGGTTTAAATGGTGGATTTAATAAAGTTGATGTAGTTACATCAATAGGAGCTGGGTTAATCTTAAAGACAAAGAAAGATAAGATATATCAATTTAATTTAGGAGTAAACAATAGAGTTGTAGATGGTACAACCGGTGGATTATCACCATATATCGGATTTGGTACTTATTGGAAAATTAGAGTAAAAAAATAATGAGTAATACAGTTCAGCAAAATACTAAAAATTTAAAGCAGATTATTGCTGAAGAGTATAAGAAGTGTGCATTAGACCCAATATACTTTATGAAGAAGTATTGTGTCATTCAACACCCTACTCGTGGTAAAATACCATTTCATCTATATCCATTTCAGGAGAATTGCTTAGATGAATTTAAAGATAATAGATTTAATATCATTCTTAAATCCCGCCAATTAGGTTTATCAACCCTATCGGCGGGCTTTATTCTTTGGAAGATGATATTCAACCAAGACTTCAATGCATTGGTTATTGCAACTAAAGTAACTGTTGCAAAAAACTTAGTAGAGAAGGTAAGGGTTATGCACGATTTACTTCCTATTTGGTTAAGAGATGGTTCAACGGCAGCATCCGAAGATAACAAACTTTCCCTTAAATTAAAAAATGGTTCTCAAGTAAAAGCAATTGCAAGTTCTCCAGATGCAGGACGTTCGGAAGCCCTATCCCTATTAGTTGTGGATGAGGCAGCATTCATTAGAGATATCGATGATATTTGGTTATCAGCACAATCAACCCTATCAACGGGTGGTTCTGCTATTATACTTTCTACACCAAATGGTGTTGGTAACTTTTTCCATAAAACTTGGGTAGAAGGCGAAAGTGGACAAAATGGTTTCAATTGTATTAATTTACATTGGACTGTACACCCTGAAAGAAATCAGGCTTGGAGAGATGAGCAAACTCGCATTTTGGGAGTAAAAGGAGCATCGCAAGAATGTGATTGTGACTTTATTGGTTCGGGTGATACTGTAATCTCACCGGCATTATTGACTTGGTATAAAGATACATATGTTATGGAGCCCGTAGAAAAAAGAGGATTCGATGGAAACCTTTGGATATGGGAGCATCCTAATTACAATAGACAATATATGATATCTGCCGACGTGGCGAGGGGAGATGGTTCGGATTATTCAACTTTCCAAATTATTGATATTGAAGATTCATCGCAAGTTGGTGAATACAAAGGTAAAATTGATACAAAAGATTTTGGAAACTTCCTTACAGCGATAGCAACTGAATATAACAACGCATTATTGGTAGTAGAGAACTCAAACGTAGGATGGGCGACTATTCAACAAATCATAAACAGAGGATATGGTAACTTATTCTATATGAGTAATGATTTGAAATACATCGATACCGAGCGACAAATGAGTAATAAGTTTTATAGAGATGAGAAGCAATTAGTTGCCGGATTCTCTACAACAACAAAAACTCGTCCTCTTATCATTTCGGCATTAGATACCTATATAAATGATAAAGATATAATCATTCGTTCTGGTAGATTAATAGATGAATTATTCACATTCATATGGCATGGTGGTAGAGCTGAAGCTATGAAAGGATATAATGATGACCTTACAATGGCGTTAGCAATCGGACTTTGGGTTCGTAATACCGCATTGAGATTGAGACAGGAAGGTATTGATTTAACAAAAACAATGTTGAACGCTACAACGATACAAAATAATACAGGAGTTTACGCCTCAAACTGGCAACAACAACGTAATCCGTATGAAATGGATTTGGGTAGAGGGGAAACTGAAAACTTAACTTGGTTACTTCGTTAATTTTTATATATTTATATGTTGAAACTATTATAATATGAAACTAATAAATCTAATTCCACTAAAAGAAATGGATAATCCTTGTTGGAAAGGATATGAAATGGTGGGTACTAAAAATAAAAATGGTAAAGAAGTACCAAATTGTGTTCCTATTAAAGAAGAAGCAACTGATAATGAATATGATGAATTGGATGTTGAGCCTGAAGAAATTGAAGATTTTATTGAATTTTTAAAAGCATATAAAAATACTTTATCTGAAGCAAATTGCAATTGTGTGTATGAAGCAGAATATCAGGGTAGAGAAGTTCAGTTGGGTAAACCAATGCAAGGTGATATTAAAAAATTCAAAGTATATGTAAAGAACCCAGCAGGTAATGTTGTTAAGGTAAACTTTGGACAAAAGGGAATGAAAATTAGAAAATCAAATCCTGCGGCTAGAAAATCATTTAGAGCTAGAATGAATTGTGACAACCCCGGACCAAGACACAAAGCAAACTATTGGAGTTGTAGAAAATGGTAATTTATTTGTTAATTTCAAATAATTTCCATATCTTTAAACAAACTATAAAATAACAAATGGCAGATAAAACATTTTTCGGTAGGTTACAAAAATTATTTTCAACTAAAACTATCGTTCGTAGAACCTCTAAGGGGTTAAGGGTAATTGATACAGATGAGTATCAAAGTTTATCAACAAATTTAATTGATAGATACAGTCGTATGAAAGTACCACAATATAGTGGTGGTTTGATGGAATCAGCGATGGCATATCAGCAAGTTCGTATTGATTTATTTAGAGATTATGATGGAATGGATAACGACCCTATCATATCATCGGCATTAAATATATACGCTGATGAATCAACAGTTAAGAACGAATTGGGTGATGTATTAAAAATCAATTGTCCAAACGAAAACACAAAAGAAATACTTCATAATTTATTTTATGATATTCTTAATATAGAATTTAATTTATGGCCTTGGACTAGAAACTTAGTTAAGTATGGCGATTTCTTTTTACAATTAGAAATTTCACCTGAATTGGGTATCATAAATACAACGCCGTTATCAGTATATGAAACGAGTAGAGTAGAAGGATTTGACCAAGAAAATCCACAAAGAGTAAAATTTGTGTATTCGCCATTCCAAAACCCAAACAGCGCATTATCAACGGCATCTGCTAAGAAAGAATATGAGAATTATGAAATAGCTCACTTCCGATTATATTCAGATTCAAACTTCCTACCTTATGGTAAATCTATGATTGAAGGTGGTAGAAGAGTTTGGAAACAATTATCATTAATGGAAGATGCGATGTTAATCCATCGTATTATGAGAGCACCTGAAAAGAGAATCTTTAAAGTGGATGTTGGTAATATTCCACCAACCGAAGTTGATAACTACATGCAAAAAATTATCAACTCATCTAAGAAAGTTCCATTTTTGGATGCAAATACCGGTGAGTACAATTTAAAATACAACATACAAAACCTTATTGAAGATTATTATATGCCAGTTCGTGGTAGTGATAATGGTACTTCAATTGATACTCTAAAAGGTTTGGAATATAATATGATTGATGATATTAACTACTTAAAAGGTAAGTTGATGGCAGCATTGCATATTCCGAAAGTATATTTAGGATATGAAGAAGATATTAGTGGTAAGGCTACTTTAGCAGGACAAGATATTCGTTTTGCAAAAACAATCGAAAGAATCCAAAAGGTATTAGTATCAGAATTGACTAAGATAGCAATCGTTCACTTATATGCACAGGGATTAGATAGTGGTGATGATTTAGATTTCCAATTAGAATTAACTATTCCATCTAAAATCTATGAGCAAGAGAAGGTAGAATTATATACATCTAAGATTGCATTGATTACTCAAATGCAACAAACCAAAATGTTCTCTAAAAAATGGATGTATGATGCTATTATGAATATGACTCCTGAAGAGCAAGATGATTTGACTGTTGATGTGATTGAAGATACTAAACAAATGTTCCGATTAACATCAATTGAAACTCAAGGTGTTGACCCGGCAAAAGAAACCGGAACGGATGAAACAACTAATGTAGAAGAGGAAATTCAAAAAATAAAAAATGAATTAGATGAAGAAGGAAAAGTTGGTAGACCAGCAGACCCTATTAGATATGGTAAGGATGACCACCATTTAGGTAGAGACCCGTTAGGTATTAAGAGTTTAAAACAAAAAGCTCAAAGAGAAAACAAAGAGATATTCAAAGATATGCTGGGTAATAAAAAGACTATTTTGATGGAAGATTTGGATAAAAAGTAATATTCCACAATAAAAGTATATTTATATCAGAGAAATTAAACAATTAATGAAAAATATTAAGCACTCCAAATTTAAAAACACAGGATTCATTTTTGAATTGTTAGTTAGACAGATTACATCTGAAATAATGTCTGGCACAACAAATTCAAAAGCAGAAAAGATATTAAAAGAATATTTCTCTGCTAAAAAAGAACTTTCAAAAGAATTGAAACTATATCAGTATTTAATAAATGAAAGATATAATTCCGAATCTAAAGCACAAAAGTTTGTTGAAACTGTATGTGAAGCACGTAAGAGATTGGATGAGCAAAAGCTTACAAAAGAAAAATATAATCTTATTAAAGAGATAAAAGAAATTTATAATATAGATGATTTTATTAAATCTCCTATTTCAAATTATAAAAACTTAGCATCTATTTACAAAGTTTTTGAAGCAACTATCACTAAAGAATCATTTGAACCAAAGGATATTGTTAATTCTAAATTTACAATCGTTGAGAACATAATTAACTCATCTATTGAGAATAAAGATAAAAAAGTTACCGATAGAGTATTGGAAGAGTATAGAAAGCAAGATGAGGAAGTTAGAATGTTATCATACAAAATGTTAGTTGAAAACTTTAATTCCAAATACAACAACCTTTCGGCCGGACAAAAAAACTTACTTAAAGAGTATATTAACAATATCAACAATACTGGCAAATTAAAAGAGTATGTTAATAATGAAGTTAATACGTTATCTGAAGGATTAAAATCGATAGGTTCTAAAATCAATGATAAAGTAACTAAAATCAAATTAGCTGAAACAATTTCAAATATTAAAAAAATTAAGACGGTTAAAAGATTGAGAGAATCTCACTTATCAGCATTAATGATGAGTTACGAATTATTAAAAGAATTAAAAGATAGCTTAAATAAATAAAAAATGATAAATTATAGAATTTATAAAGTAGAAACATTCGCATCATCAAGTGTAACGGGTTCCGTATCCGAAAAAGCTTGGGGTGTTATGAAAGACCATAATGGAACTTTAGGCGGAATCGTAATGGAAGGTGGCGGAACATTGTTTGGTTCACATATGATTACGGGTCAAGTATATCCGTGTTATCCACGACAAATTAGTTGTTCAACGGGTTCATTTAGTATTTTTTCATAAATAATTAGAAATGCCAGCACAATCTAAAGCACAACAACGATTTATGGGTATGGTTCACGCTGCACAAAAGGGTGATATGGAAAATCCATCACCTGAAGTAGAAAAAGCAGCAGATTCAATGTCCGATAAAGATGCTAAAGATTTTGCATCAACTTCACATAAAGGACTTCCTGATAAAATAAAAGAAATGGTGTTGGCTGAATTACGTTCAGTAAGAGCTATCCAAACTGATTACGCTAAAACATTAGATGCTATTCAGCAAAACTTAGAAGGATATAAAAAATCTAAAGGAACTCCAAACGAAAATCAATATGTACAAAAACTTAAAGCACTAACTGCACAAAAGAAAAAACTTTCCGCAGAATTAGATGCAAAGGTTAGTGGTATGTACAAAGATGCAGAATTGAAAGTAGATGAAATGAATACTACTGGCAATGTGCAAGGATATGGTACACCGCACGCATTTGGTAAAGGTGAGGATGAAAAAACTAAAGGTAAAAGACAAGCTGATTTGACTGGATATAGTGTAGTTAAAGAAAATCGTTGGTTAGAACTAAAAAAAGATGAATCAACTGCACAATCTAAAATTGGTAGAGGTATATCTAATATCAATAAACAATTAAAAGAAATGGAAACTTTTCTTAATTGGTATGGGAAAATTAAGAACGAAAGTGGGGTAGATAATAAAAGTTATTGGAAAAGAACAAATAGTCATATTTATAGTATAAAGGAACGATTACTAAAATTAGACCAAAAAATAAGACAAATTTCAGAATAATGAAAATATCTCAATTGAAAGAGCTTGTTAAGCAAGTAGTTAAAGAAGAAAACGATTATCAACAATTATTCAAACATATGTTGGATAAGACTGGTAAATCTATTACTAATATGTCCGATGATGAAAAGAAGAAATTCTTTAACGCCGTAGACACTGCTTACAAAGCAAAATCTGAAGGAAAATTGAGAGGATATAACGAAGCTGATTTAACCGCAGGCCAAAAGAAAATAGATACCGATGGCGATGGTGAAATCGAAGGTTCGGATTTAGCAGCATTAAGAGCTAAAAACGAAGGGGTTCAAAAAAAAAAGTAGTAACTGAAGGTGTAATTGAAGGAATACTTGCAACTATCACCATAGCTATATTAGGTAAAATATTCATTTATTTTATTTATGAATTGGCTAAAAAAGCAGGAAGCTACATAAATGGTAACAACGAATATAAAAAAGCAGTTACCAAAATATTAGAGTCAATATCTAATAACAAACAAGCTATGAACGATATAGCTAAATTATTGGATAGTAACGATGGAATAAATGACAGAGTTACTGACAAGATTGTAAGAATGGGATATGTACAAACCCAAATTACGAAAATGGTGGATAGTACAAATGGTAAATTGGATGAAACCGAACTTAAAAATCATTTAAAAACCGCATTGCTAAACGCGTGGGAAGATAAAGGATTAACGGGAAGAGCAATAGAAAAGGTAAAAAAAGATATAAAATAAATGAATAAAGGATTATTAATAGAGACCCATTTGTTTGAAGCTAAGCTTGTAGAGCAAGATAACGGAACTTATTTAGTTAAAGGTATCTTACAAAGAGCAGGCGCACCGAATCAAAACCATAGAAGATATCCAAAAGAAATCTTAGAGAGGGAGTGTAAGAAGTACGAACAACTTATCAAAGAAAGAAGAGCATTGGGTGAATTAGACCATCCCGATTCTCCTGTAATTAATTTGAAGAACGTTTCGCATAACATCAGAGAAATTGGATGGGATGGTGACGATGTAGTAGGTATAGTAGAAATCCTATCAACTCCATCGGGTAACATCCTTAGAGAATTATTAAAAAACAATATTCGTTTAGGAATTTCATCGAGAGGATTGGGTTCAGTAAAAGAACTAAGTGATGGTACTTTAATGGTTCAGGAAGACTTTGAATTAGTTGGATGGGATTTTGTATCAAACCCATCTACGCATGGAGCATTTATGGCACCAATGAACGAATCCAAACAATGGGCAAAAGTTGCAGAGGAATGTGGTAAGTATTGTCGCTCACAAGATTTGATGAGAGAAATTATAATTGAATTAAATTAATATAACATAATGGCAAAGTTAATAAACTTAATACCCGGCAAACAAATTCAAAAAGAAGAATTAGATGATATGGAAGCAAATCTTCCTGCGCAAGTAGAAAGATTTTTAGATAGAGCCGTAAAGGTAATAAGAGCTTCAAATTTATCAAGAAGAAAAGAACAATTTGTAATAGCAAAAATGATTGATGCATTAGATATGAATCCATCTGAATTACAACAAGCCGTACAAAAAGTTAAAAAGAACAAAATCGTAAAGAGATGATAAGATTAAAAGACCTTCTATGTGAGGGAGAGGATTTTCAACAACTTCCTACTGAAATAAAAAAACATTTTTTGGAAATCATTTCTACGTTCGGCCAATTTGGTGAACAAATGACTAGAAAATCTGATATCAGAACTATCGCAGAAACATTGGGTGGTATAGCAGATGCAGCACAAGAATACACTTTGAGAGAAGGTGGTGATTGGTTTGATAGAGTTACGATTAAACGTAATATGAAGGAATTGAAAGCATTGCATGAAAAATTCCAAAAGGAATCAATGGAAGCAAAAGCGCAAGAACAAAGAATGGAAGCACTATATGAAGATATGGGGCACGTATTAAATAGATACTTTGAAATAGCAGATGTATCAGAAGAGGTTATGAGAAATAGATTGGGATTAAAAGAATGCAAATCTTGCAACAATACAAAATAAATTAAAGTGGAAGAATTAGCATCATTATTATTACAAAGTAGAACACAGGCTCACTCATTTCATTTGGGTGTAAAGGGAATTGGTTCTCATTCAGCGCATTTAGCATTGGGAGATTACTACGATTCTATTAGTGGATTAATCGATGGATTGGTAGAAGTATATCAGGGTAAAGAAGGTTTAATACAATTATCTGGCATCGGAGTATTAGATAAAAATAATGATATCAAAAACATAATTAATTATTTTGAAAAATTATGTGCAATGGTTGCTAAGTTAAGACAGAATCCAAAATTACAAGATAGTTGGATTCAAAACGATATCGATACAGTTGTATCTTTATTATACAAAACTAAATACAAATTAGTAAATCACCAATAATAAGTTATGTTGATTGTTGATGTTAAAGATGGAAACATCGAAAGAGCGTTAAAAGTTTATAAGAATAAAGTAAAAAGCGTAAAGCAAATTGAACAACTTAGGGATAGAAAAGAGTTTGAAAAGCCATCTATAACTAAGAGAATTGAAAAACAAAAGGCAATACGAAATACAAAGTTAAAAAATATTTTTTAGAAAAACAAACAATTTCTTTAGTTTTCTAAAAAATTTATATATTTATTTTCGAATATCCTATTCTATATAGGATTTTTTTTATTAAGACAATAGTTGATTAATGAATACCCTTCTCTATAAGGTGTGACCGAACAATCAGCAAAATATCATTGAAGTTCCACAATATAATAACTTCACAGGAACAAATTCATTTAAAAATGGCAAATTCAAAATTGTTAAAAGAAGCAATCGCAGATGCTAAAGCGGTTAAAGAAACTGCATTGGCTAACGCAAAGCTTGCTTTAGAAGAAGCCTTCACACCAAGACTACAGTCTATGTTAACTCAAAAGTTAAGAGCTGAAGCTGAGATGGAAGGGGACGAAGAGCAAGTAGATGAAGAATTAAGTTCAGATGGTATCGGCTCTAAAGTAGAAGCTGGATACGCTGAAACTCCTGGTGCAAACCCAACCTTAACTGCTCAAACTGATTTATCAGTAGGTGTAACTAAAGATGGTGGTAAGCCAGAAGCGGCTGGTACTGACTACACTAAAGTAGCAGATATCAACGAAGAAGAAGAAAATCCATTCGGTTCTGAAGAAGGCGACAAGGATGCAGAGATTGCAGAATTGAAAGCTAGATTAGCAGAATTAGAAGGAGAAGATTCTGAAGAAGAAAATCCTTTCGCAGCAGCAGAAGGTGAAGATGGTATGAACATGGATGACATGGGCATGGATTCGGATATGGGTGATGGTGAAGAGTATGATGTAACCGGCGGTGAAGAAGATACCGAAGATGACATGGACTTAGAAGCAATCATCAGAGAGTTAGAAGCTCAATTAGGTGACGAAGAAGGTTCAGAAGAAGAAATACCTGCAGAAGACCCAGCAATGGCTGAGAATTTAGCAGATGGTTCAGAAGCTGGTACTGACAAAGGCGAAACACCAAAAGTTGTTGTAACTAACGAAGAAGAAGAATCAGATGAAGTTGACTTAGAAGAAATTTTAAGAGAAATGGAAGCTGATATGAAAGGTGATGAAGAGAAAGTTGATGAAGCTGAAGAGTCTGAAAAAGACAAAGAAATTGAAGAAGCTTACAACACTATCAAATCATTACAAAGAACTATCAACGAAGTTAATTTGTTAAACGCAAAATTATTATTCGCTAACAAATTGTTCAGAGCTCATAATATGACTAACGAACAAAAAATTAAAGTTATCGAAACTTTGGATAGAACTAAATCAGTAAGAGAGGTTAAATTGGTATTCTCTACATTAGCAGAGAACTTCAAATACACTTCAACTACTAACAAAACAACTAAAAAATCTATTTCTGAAGGAATCGCTTCTAAAGCAGTTAAATCAACCGCTCCAAAAGTAGCTAAAGCAGTAATTACTGAATCAGCTCAAATTTCTGATAGATTTAAGAAGTTAGCAGGTATTATTAAATAATTCATAACAAAAACAATTAAAAGTACATAAAATGGACTTAAAAAAATTAATGAACGGCGCAAACCCACAAAGCGTAATGCTTGAGCAAACTAGAGGTTTGAAAGCAAAATGGGAAAAAACAGGTTTGTTAGAGAACGCAGGTTCTGAAACAACTAAGCATGGTATGGCAGTAATGTTAGAAAACCAAGCAAAACAATTATTAGATGAGGCTACAAGAACAGGTACATCTTCAGGTTCTGAAGAGTGGGCAGGTGTTGCGTTACCTTTAGTAAGAAGAATCTTCGGTTCTATCGCAGCTAAAGAATTCGTTTCAGTTCAACCAATGAACTTACCTTCAGGTCTTATTTTCTATATGGATTTCAAATATGGTACTAACCCAGCAGGTAATCCAAACTTTACAGGTTCTTCATTATTCGGTAATGGCGGAACTTTTGGTAAAGATTCTTTATCTCCATCAGGTAACAAATTGGGTTCTACTCAATCTCCTGATGGTGGTTTATATGGTGCAGGACGTTTTGGTTACACAATCAATAACGCAACTGCAGCAATCACTGCAACTTTTGCTTCTGCATCTTTAGGTGATATCGATTATGATTTATCTTCTGGTTCAGTTTCTGCATCTTATGCAGCTAACACATTGAAGAAAATCGTTGTAGCATTACCATCTGATGCAGATTGGAATGGTATCAGAGCTTTCGAACCAACTTTATTAACTGGTTCAGCAGTAAATGTTTTCCCTCAATATACTACTAAAAATGGTAGCAATGTTGAATTCGTTGCAACTGTAACTGGTTTATCAAACTTGGCTACTGTTGGTGTATCATTAGCATACCACGTACAACCTACTGATATCTCTCGTGGAGATTTCGAAGATAGAGGTACTGATTTGGCTATTCCAGAAATCGAATTAGAATTGAAATCAGAGCCAATCGTTGCTAAGACTCGTAAGTTAAAAGCAATTTGGACTCCTGAATTGGCGCAAGATTTGAACGCATACCACTCTGTAGATGCAGAAGCGGAATTGACTCAAATGTTAAGTGAGTACATCTCTTTAGAAATCGATTTAGAAATCTTAGAAATGTTACAACAAAACGCTTTCACAACTGAATACTGGTCAGCAAAGGTTGGATACGATTGGACTGGAAACGGTTTCGCTATCGATTCATCTGCAGCAGCAGCTTCAGCATACCAAAAGAATACTTGGTTCCAGACTTTGGGTATTAAATTACAAAAAGTTTCTAACAAGATTCACCAATTAACAATGAGAGGTGGAGCAAACTTCGTAGTAGTTTCTCCTAACGTTGCAACTATTTTAGAATCAATGAATGGTTTCTCAGCAAATCCTGGTAAAGACGCTTTATCATTTGCAGCTGGTGTAACTAACATTGGACAAATCTCTAATAGATACGATGTTTACAAAAACCCTTATATGACTGAGAACGTATTATTAATGGGCTTCAAAGGTTCTAACTTCTTCGAAACCGGAGCAGTTTACGCACCTTATGTACCATTGATTATGACTCCATTAGTGTACGACCCAACTAACTTCACTCCAAGAAGAGGAGTTATGACTCGTTACGCTAAGAAATTAGTAAGACCAGAATTCTACGGTAAAGTAGTAATTGATGGTTTAGAAACTCTTTAATCTTAACGGATTAGGATAATCGGAAAGAGGGGATAGAAATATCTCCTCTTTTTTTATGCTTACATAAATTTTTTATATTTATATACGAACAAATTAAAATCAAAACTAAAATGGCATACCCAGAACCACAGTATTCAGTAACAGAAACCGCAAAAGATTTACCAACATATACTGCGGAAAGTACAGACAAAATTTTAGCTAGACAAGCAGATGGTAAAATGGGATACATATTAGTATCCGATTTACAAGTAACATTGGATGGTGATGGACTGGCAACCGATGCCTCTGTTACCTCATTGAGTGGTAGTGTTAGCAGTAGTATTACCTCATTGAGTGGTAGTATTGCAACCAAAATGGCAAATACTTCATTTGGATATATTACTGGTAGTTTTGCAAATGATGGGGCTGCAGCATCAGCTGGTGTTGCAATTGGTGGATTGTATCATACTACCGGTACAGTTAAAGTTAGATTAACATAGTTTTCAATTTTATTAAAAATAAAGTAAATTAAGAAAGAGTGGTTAGAAATATCCACTCTTTTTTTATTTATATATTTATATGTAAATATAATTGGAATAATATGTCTTTAAATTTAAAATGGCCCGGCAGTGGTTCAGCAATTGTAGCATTTTCCGGCTCAACAACATCATCAATGGGATTAACTCCTTTTGGTATATATGATTTAGACCGTGATTTTTATACAGATGCACCAAAAACCGCTGGATGGTGTGCAAAACGATTGGGTTATCCAATTGTTGATGTTGAAATGATTGATGAACAATTTTACGCTTGTTTTGAAGAATCCGTATCGGAATATTCAGCACAGGTAAATCAATTCAACCTTAGAAACAACTTAGATATTTTAAAAGGACAACCAAAAACCGCTAGAGATAACTATTCTCAAACGCTTGTTGATGGTTCGTTTTTACCAACTACAATTAGAATGTCCCAACAATACGGTACATTGGCTGGCGTTGGTGGTAACACATCCCAAAAGAAAGCATATATTGAATTAACTCCAGGTCAACAAAAGTATAATTTGATGAGTGCATCGGTTGATATTGAAACTTCATCATCATTTGCAACCATATTTCAAGGACCATCCACGGTAGATGTAGTAAAAGTGTTCTACGAAGCAACTCCGGCAATTCAAAGATTCTTTGACCCGTATTCGGTTGGTGGACAGGGTACGTTGAACTTAATGGATGAAATGGGATTTGGCTCATATTCTCCGGCAGCACAATTTTTACTAATGCCTCTATATGAGGATATGTTAAGAATACAAGCTATTGAATTTAATGACCATATTAGAAAATCACATCATAGTTTTAATATAGTTAACAATATAATTGAAGTATTCCCCGTACCAAGAGCTGGACACGGACCTACTCGATTGTATTTTGATTATATGAGTAGAGATGAATTTGAACATAATTCACAAACCATTCAGTCGGACTCACTTTCTGATTACTCTGATATTCCATATGATTTCATACAATATAGTAAAGTTAATGATGTGGGTAAACAATGGATTAGAAAGTACACATTAGCATTAGCAAAGGAACTCTTAGGAGCGATTAGAGAAAAATATAGTTCAGTACCTATACCAGATGGAGAAGTATCCTTAGATGGAGCAGCATTGAGAGCAGAAGCGCAAGTGGAGAAGGATATGTTAGTAACTCAACTTAGAGAAAACTTAGAAGAGTTAAGTAGAAAGAATGTGATGGAAAATAAGGCACACGAATCAGACCATCAGCAAGAAATGTTGAGAAAAGTTCCTTTAAAAATATATGTAGGATAATATGGCAAAATTCGTATCAGATAGAGATGTAGCCTTTTTCAAAGGAATAGCGAGAGAATTAGTAGATGATGTAATACAAAATACTTTAGTTTTATTTAAAATAAACTTAAATGAAACAAAGATTAATATTTACGGAGAATCTATGAATAAGACTTGGTATGCCGGAGTTGAAGTATTTGGATTAATAGACAAAGAACCGGAAACAACTACATACGAAGGATTTGGTGCGGATAGAAATCAATCTATAACTTTCAAATTAGATAGATGGATGCTTGAGGAAAAGAATATATACCCAGAAATTGGAGATGTTATTTTTTGGAATGAAGCATATTTTGAAATCGATAACACTAACGAGATACAATTAGTAGGAGGACAAACGTATAACAATTTTAGTGTAGTTTGTTCAACATTTATGGTATCAAAATCTTCGTTAAACATAGAACATAGAATAAACTAAGAATATGTCAACAAATCCATTAAAAGCCGGTAGTAATAGGGCAAACGAAATAAAATCTGCAAAGGGTGATTTGAAAAGAAGCGTAACTCTCTTTGATATAGATTATGCTATGATGTCTTATTTGGAGGATACTGTATTACCTACTTTATCCGATAGTAATGGTAGTGCAGTTAAAATTCCCGTAATATATGGTAATTCCGAAAGATGGAACGGAGCAAGAAGGCAGGGTATTTTCAGAGATGTAAAAGGTAAGATTCAATTACCACTATTAATGATTCGTAGAACATCGATTGCAAAGGATGAAACTATGCCAATGCAGAATAGACACGTTTCATATCCAACTATTACAAAATATTCAAAAGATAATAGATACGATAGATTTAGTGCATTGGGTGGACCGGCAAGACCTAAATACGAATTATTCAATATTGTAATGCCTGATTATGTAGAGGTAAACTATGAATGTATGGTTTGGACATCGTTTACAGAACAATTAAACGAAGTAATTGAACATCTTAATTTTACATCATCATATTGGGGTGATAAAGAAAAATATAAATTTAGAGCATCCGTATCGGAGTTTAATGTTATAAACGAAGTAGGGGAAGGCGCCGAAAGAATTAATAGAGTAGAATTTTCGCTTAATGTTAAGGCATACTTATTGCCAGAAACATTCGATGGAGAATCCACTACTAGAAAATCAATGTCTGTTAAAAGAGTGGTTGTTGCAACTGAAACCGATGTAACCGGAAATGGTAGATTGGAGGGAATATTAACAACATCATCTCCATATTATGATAATAAAGATTTGATTGATTTCTTATCATTGAATAATAGTAAAGTAGGTAGACCGATAACAAACAATACAATAACATTTAGTGGAATAAAACTTATAAAAGCTCCTACTCAATTAGAATCAGTAGTTAGCTCGGGAATTTCAGTAGGTGGGCAGATGTATGATATTAAAGTTTATATAAACGGAGCAAGATATTATCAAACTTCACATTTTACAGTTGGAATTACAATAAATAGTTTAACAATAAACTTTATTCAAGCTAATTTAGGATTTGTAGTAGATAGTAACGATGAAATTATTATAACAGGTAAATTTATCGATATTACATAATGAAACGAAGTCTATTAGATATAACTCAAAAAATGTTTAGGAAACGTATAATGGCTGTTTTAACTCCCAAAGATTTAAATCATTCCGATTATTGGATATACGAAGCATCTGGGTATAAATTAGTGGATGTATTACGTGAAATCGAATTTAGAGAAACACAAGATAGATTACTAGTAATGATAAATACTCAAGGAATATCTCCGAGAGATTATATTGTTGAATCGGCTAGTGGTGGATTACTTATTAAATTTATAAAATCAAATTTTGAATTTGATTTAGATGATGATGATTATATTGAAATACACGGAGATATAGAAAAATATGCTTAAACAATTTAACTCAAATGCCAGAAAGCTCAATAGAGTTGTTCCGAAGGATATTAAATCAAATACGTTAGATAACGATGCGTATATTGCATATTTGGAAAGTATTGCAGAAGCAGAATATACGGAACATAATACTAATATTCAGAAAACTAACTCCAAAACTCGTTCAAATCCAAATCCTACAAAAATTGTAAATAACAAATCCACAATTAAGAATTTTTATAACGAAATATTACAACATAGTGCTAGAAAAATTACTAAATCAGTTGATGAGTTTGATAATACATTAAATACTCTAACTATATATGATACTGTATTGGATTATGGAACAGAAGGAGCTTCTCCAAATAATTTTGAAATATTAGTTTACGGATTACACATACCGGGTAATTTTATTATAACTGAAATTAATAACAATGTAGTAATACATCTAAACGATAGGTATATAGATTTTGATTCTGTAACAATCAATGATATATATGTTATAGGCAAATTTAAATAATTATGGCAACATTTATAAGATTAAAACAAATAGAAAGTGGTTCAGCATTAAATACTGCTGCACAAGTTGGTTCTGATTTTTCCCAATCAGTAGTTAATATTATTACGGGAGAAGTTACGGCTGTATTGCCAGATGGTATAGTATCATCTTCTGCTCAAATATTTATTACTGGCACAATTGGATATAGTGATATTGCAACCGATATAGAAGTAGCAGTTATAAGTTCGTCTTTATCGGCATCGCAAGTTTTAATATCTTCATCAATAAGTTCTTCAATAGCAACTGCATTAAGTGGAAGTTTATCTTCGATAACGATATTAAGTTCATCAGTAAAGACTAGATTAGATAGTTTAGAATTATTTAGTTCTTCATTAGATAATACATACGCTACTGATGCAGAACTTTCAATATCACAATCGAATATTGACATAGATATGGGTGAGTGGTAATATATAAAAATTAAATATATCGAACAAATTCACATTTATTTAGTGGTTACATAAATAATTGATATTTATAAGGGAATTCAAATCAGAAAAAAGAAAAACCAAATATGGCACAAATCATTAAACACAGGCGTGGTAGTTTAGAAGCCCTATCAGCAGTAACCTCATCCTTACAAAAAGGTGAATTAGTAATTGCTTCAGGCTCATCGAATTTATCGGTAACTAACGGAGCATCGATTGTATTCGCAGTTCCGGAAAACGGACAAGTACAAGCGGTAAATAGATTTTTAGTAGGCAATTCCGCACCAAATACGTTTGCAGCTGGAACTTATAATGGAATGGTAAATGGAGTTCCTTACTACGCAAGTGGTAGTTCTACATTATATTTATTAGGAGAAGGAGCAAATTCAATTCCAAACTTAGTAGGTAACATTCAATCATTCAGTTCGTCTGTTGCAACCTCAATAAATGCATTAAGTGCATCAATTGGTGGTGGTAGTATTGGTAATTCTGTAACAGCATTAAATACATTTACAGGTTCGCAAGAATCTAAGAATAGTACATTAGCAACTTATACAGGTTCGGTAAATACTAGATTAACAAATTTAGAAAGTACTTCAGCTAGTGTAAACACATCTGTTGCGGCATTAAATACTTCATCAGCTTCACAGCAAGTTAGTATTGATGCTTTAAACACATTTAGTGGTTCTGAAAATACTAAAGCATCTACATTAGCAACTTATACAGGTTCGGTTAATAGTAGATTAGACCAATTATCAACCGCAAGTGGAAGTGCTATTACAAGATTGACCGCTTTAGAAGTTGAAACGGCTAATTTGGAAACATTTAGTGGTTCTCAATTGACTAAAGATGCAACATTAGCAACTATTACGGGTTCTTTGATTACATCCGCTTCAAACGCAGTAATAGCAAATACACAATTAAACTCATATACATCCTCATTAAGAACTGCATTTACTGCAAGTGGTGCAAATGTAACATTTAGTGGAGATGTAACTATTCCTGGTAACTTAACAGTAGCAGGAACAACAACCGCAGTAAACTCTACTACGATTCAATTGGGAGATAACATAATTGAATTAAATGGTACAGGTGTTGCAAATGGTGGTTTATTAGTTAAAGACCCAACTGCACCAAATACGGTAAGTGGTTCATTACTTTGGGATTCTACAAATGACTACTGGAAAGCAGGAGCATCAGGAGCTGAAAGTAAATTATTAAGAGCAGTTGGTGATTCGGTAGTTACGGGTTCATCTCAAATTACTTTACAATCCACAACAGGATTTACTGCGTTTGATACTGCATTGGCAACCATAACAGGTTCGTTAATAACATCGGCAAGTGCAGCAGCAATTGCAAACGCAAATCAAAATACATTTACATCTTCTGCATTAGTTAGATTCACAAATTTAGAAACAACTTCTGCTAGTGTTAATACTTCGATAGCAAACTTAAATAGTTTCACATCATCGAATAACTCTACAACTTTATTAAACGCATTTACTGCATCAGCTGAAAGTAGATTTACAGCATTAGCAACTTACACTGGTTCAGTTGATACACGATTTACAACATTAGCAGCTGTAACGGCATCTTTGATTGTTGATGCAAATAATTTAGAAACATTTAGTGCATCGGTTCTTACTCAATTAGGTACATTAGCAACTTATACGGGTTCAGTTAGTACAAGATTAACAGAAGTTGGAGTAGTGACTGGTTCATTGATAGCATCCGCATCGGCTGCTAAAACTACAAATGATTCACAAGGAGTTTCAATAACTAACTTAAATGCATCATCCGCATCTCAACAAATTAGTATTGATGCATTGAATTCATTCAGTAGTTCTGAAAATACTAAATCATCTACATTAGGAACTTATACGGGTTCAGTTGATACAAGATTTACAACATTAGGAACTTTAACGGGTTCGAACGCAATCAGATTAACTAATTTAGAAACAACTTCTGCAAGTGTTAATACGAGTGTTTCAAATATCAATACTTTCACTTCTTCTGCAAATAGTAGAATTACGGTATTAGAAGGTACAGGCACAATACAAGGTTTAGGTACTTCTAATAACGTAACTTTCGCAAAAGTAACAACGACTGGAGATGTAATAGTTGGTGGAGATTTAGTAGTACAAGGTAATACTGTAACATTAAATACCGCTCAATTAGTAGTTGAGGATAAATTGATTACATTAGCAAGTGGTTCTACTTCAAACGCAACCGCAGATGGTGCAGGTATCGAAGTAGCAGGAACTACTGCAAGTTTCAAATACAATGGAACAACCAATCAATTTAGTTCAAGCGTAGCACTCGCATCAAATATAACCGGTTCTATCAACTTAGGTTCGGCAGCAGGAAGTTCTAAGAGAGTAGCATTCCGAAACACAAATGGTAATTTGGATTTAGTTCCAACTGCAAGTGTATCGGGGGATTTACTACAATGGGATGGTACTGATTTTGTAATGAGTAACACAATCGATGGTGGTTCATTCTAAATATTAAGCCCCCTCTAAAGGAGGGGGATTTTTTTTAAATTATTAATGAATAAAAAACACCAATCATAATGGCTCAAAAAATATTACAAAAAAGGTCGCTAACAGCAGGGAAAGTTCCTGACACTGGCTCCCTATTAGTAGGTGAGTTGGGTATAAACGTTTACGATGGTAAAGTTTATATACACAAATCCGGTTCAAGCCAATCGATTGAAACTTTAGTTAGTACAAATTCGACTACAACCGGTTCTATTACCTTATTGGGTACGGGTTCATTTGGTGAGTTAAACGTTACAAACGATGTTAACGTTGGCAGTGATGTATTCGTAACGGGGGATATCGTTGGAAATGGTGATATTGATATCGCTGGGGCAGTATCCGCATCAATTGTTTCCGCATCCGCATTTATTGGTTTTGGTGGTGGATTGACAGGAATTACAGCATCAATGAGACCGGATGATTTTGATTTCAATTCAGAACCATTCGCAGGAACAATAGGATATATACAAGGTAGTGGTTCACTTTACAAAGTAGCAACCACTTCAACGGCAGTAGAATTCAGATACAACGATGAGATTAAAGGAACTTTTACAACTACAAATGGATTTAGTGGTTCACTTTACGGAATTGGCGATGTACTTGCATTTAGTGGTTCGGTAGCAAATAGATTAGCATCTTTGGAAGCTGGTTCAGATGCAGGAGAATTCTAATTACGATAATAAAAATATTATATATTTATAAAGGTACTACATAGTACCTTTTTTTTTGTTACATAACTCAAATAAATTATAGTCCATAAATATGGCACAAAGTATTATACTAAAGCGCTCAGCGCTACCTGGAAAAGTCCCAACAACCGGTTCATTAAATATCGGTGAAATAGCAGTAAATACCTATGATGGTAAACTATTTATAAAGCGTTCGGGAAATTTAGATTCGATTGAAGGAATTGTAGTTACCAACTCAATAACTACGGGGTCTATAACGTTAACTCGAACGGGTTCTTTTGGGGAATTAGTAGTAACACAAGATGCCAATGTTGCTAGAGATTTATATGTAACAAATGATATCATTGGAGCAGGTGATATTGATATAACGGGAGATATCACAGGTAGTTCCGCATTACTAAGTGGTAGTTTAATATTAAGTGGTTCTCAAACCATTACGAATAATTTGACTGTTTTAGGAACAGTTAATGCCAGACAATTCAATATTTCCGTAATATCATCTTCGGTATTATTTCAAAGTGGTTCAACTAAATTTGGAGATACTTCAGATGATACACACTCATTTACTGGTTCGGTATCAATTTCTGGTTCATTTTTATTGAATGGACAAGAAGTAGGTGGTGGAACAACATCGGGTTCATTTACCGGCTCATTTACCGGAGATGGTAGTGGATTGAGGGGAGTAGTTAGTGATGATTTACCAATAGATGGTTGGGATTATAATTCAAATAGTTCTGCATCAATTAGTGAATTTAATAATGAGTCCAGAAAGTATTTAATAGATTTTCAATGGGAAGAGGAAGTTGGTACACCGATTGGATTTAAAACATTTATATCAAACGTAACGGGTAGTTCACAAATTGTTCCAACCGAAGCTGGTATTAAATTTATAGTAGGAAATCAACAAGTTGCATTGGTAGGACCAAATGGTATAGAATCGGTGCCACCTGCAGGAACTATAAGTGGTTCATCTCAATTGACAAGTTCTTTTGATAGTAGATATGTTTTGGAAAGTGAAACGGGCTCATTACAAACTTCAATAACAAATTTGAATACATTTACTGCAAGTGTAACTACGGCATCGATTGTAACTTCAATAACAAATTTGAATACATTTACTGCATCGGTTTCGACCGCAAGTTTGGTAACTTCTATTTCAAATTTAAATACTACAACAGCATCTTTAAATATATCAGTAACCAACTTAAATACGTTCAGTTCATCTGAAAATAGTAAGGCAGTTACATTAGCAACTTATACAGGTTCAGTTGAAAGTAGATTTAGTACATTGGCAACATTGACTGGTTCTAATTCAATTAGATTAACAAACTTAGAAACAACCTCCGGAAGTGTAAATACACGATTAACTGAAATAGGTGTAGTTACGGGTTCATTAATCTCATCCGCATCTGCGGCTAAAACAACAAATGATTCGCAAGGAGTTTCAATAACAAATTTAAATACTCTCACTGCATCCGCATTAACAAGATTAACGGCATTAGAAGTTGAAACGGCTAATTTGGAAACATTTAGTGGTTCTCAATTAAGTAAAGATTCAACATTAGGAACTTATACGGGTTCAAATGATACAAAATGGTCTACATTAGGTTCACTAAGTAGTTCATTTGCAAGAACAAATTCGACAAACGTATTTAGTGGTGACCAAACAATCACAGGTTCATTATTTGTAACTTCAAACCTAATTGTACAAGGTTCTTCATCAATTCAAAATATTAGTTCTTCTACATTAAACATTGGAACTAACATTATAACTGTTGCAGTAAATCAACCATCGGTTAGATTTGGTGGAATTTCAGTAATAGATAGTGGTTCAGCAGGAGGTTCTGGTTCATTCTTATATGATTCTGTACACGATGAATTTATATTTCTTCACAAAGGAAACGGAACAAATGTAACATCATCTCACTTCGTATTAGGGCCAGAAACTTATGATAATTTAGGTAATGAAACATATCTGACAAACAATAGAATACCAAAAGGAACAGGAAAAGAACATCTTAATGATTCTCAAATTTCAGATGATGGAACAACTGTAAGTATTGGAGGAGCATTGACCGTAACAGGCAATATTACAGGTCCAATTAGAGCAACAAATGGTGTAGTAAGTGGTTCTTCTCAAATAACATATGCAAGTATTTCTTCTATCCCATCGGGAATAGTAAGTGGTTCTTCACAAGTAATTGGAATATTAAGTTCATTGAACACATATACAGGTTCAAATGATACAACTAATACTACACAAAATAGTAGATTAGACCAATTATCAACTGCAAGTGGTTCGGCGATTACAAGATTATCAGCATTAGAAGTTGAAACATCTAATTTAGAAACATTTACATCTTCGATTAATACAACGATTAAAACGAGATTGAACGCAGAAACGGTAATTAGTGGTTCATCGCAAGTAACATTATCATCTACAACGGGATATGGTTCAGTACTAAATCAAGCAGTATTAACATCATCATCACCTACATTTGCAGGTGCAACATTAACAGGAACAATTACATCCAATGTTACAAACAACTATGGATTAGTTTTAAATAGAGCAGCGGTAACTAATTATAATGGTATAAGCTTACAAACTGCAGCAGTGGCTCAATGGTATGTTGGAATGAGAGAAAATCTTTCATCAAACAATTATATTATATATAATGAGAGTGGAACAGATGCGTTGACTATTTCTAAATCAAATAGTAATGCAACATTTGCAGGAACAATAACTGAAAACTCATCATTACGATATAAAGAAAATATTGAACCAATAAAATATGGTTTAGATAAAGTTCTTCAAATGAGAGGAGTTACTTACGACAAAAAAAATACCGGAGTAAAAGAAATAGGTGTAATTGCAGAAGAAATTTATGATGTTTTACCTGAAGTAGTTTTAAAAAATGAAGAGGGTGAAATAGATTCGGTTTCGTATGGTAGAATTACCGCAGTTTTAATAGAAGCTATAAAAGATTTAAAGAAAGAAATTGAAGATTTAAAAGCAAATAGATAATGGCAAATCTACTAAATATCACCATAAATGATACAGGTTTTATGGGGCTTCCATCCGGTACAACAGACCAAAGACCAGCATCTCCTCTAACAGGATATCTTAGATTCAATACCACATTAGGCATTGTTGAATATTATAATGGTACATATTGGATAGACCAAACAACGGGTAGAATTGCCGAAGGTAGTATTGTAACATCAAATTTAATAATGCATTTGGATAGTAATAATCCAATTAGTTATCGTGGTGGAAATACGTGGTACGATACTAGCCCACAATGTGCACATGGAATATTTGTAAATGGACCAACTCATACATCGGCAGATGCTTCGGGTAGAACCGTTACATTTGATGGAACAAATGATTATGTTAGAATTGCCCCATTAACTATAATGCCAACAACACAAATAACTATGGAAGGTTGGATTAAACCAACAAGAACGGTAAGTACAGGTACAGTAAGAGGTGGTGT